TCTGAAGAGACCTTACAATCAATCGAGCAGTCATTTACTGAATCAGTAGAAAGCAAGGCTGAAGAACTAGCGCAATTGCGAGTCGAGAAAGCCTTGATAGAGCAAGATGAGGAGCATGCTGTGAAGCTAGAAAAACTGCTGGAGGCTATTGACGCTGACCATTCCGCTAAATTAAAGAAAGTTGTTGACGCGTTAGATCAAACACACGCTGAAAAGTTACGTACAGTTGTAGAGAAGTTTAAAACTGAACTAGATGGAGATGCGAAAATGTTTAAAGAAAATTTAATTGACAACATCAGTAGCTATCTCGATCTTTATATTGAAAAAGCAATACCAGTACAAGATATACAGGAAGCTGTAAAAAACAAGCATGCTGTCAGTGTATTGGAGAATTTACGTAAAGCTCTTAGTATCGATAAAATCATGACAACGGAATCAGTACGTGAAGCTGTCATGGACGGTAAAAAGCAGATTGATGAAGCTACAAATAAAGTCAAGCAACTCGAAGAAGAGAACAATGTGCTTAAAGAACATGTTGCTATTAAAGAAGCAAAACTGACACTCGAGCAATTAACTGAGGGTTTATCATCTACCAAAAAGAGACACATCTACAAGATGCTAGAAGGCAAATCAGCTAAGTTTATTAATGAAAATTTTAAATACACACTTGACATGTTTGAAAAAACTGAGCAAGACAAACTCGTAGAATTGAAAGAGCAAGCTACAACTGGCAAGAAGATCAGTGACCGTCCAGTCGGAGCTAAGAGAGAAGTTGTACAAGAGAGTGTTGAAAAACAAATCGAACAGACAGAGCCTGGCAAAATGCAGGATAAACAACTGTTTGATAACTACATGGGAGAGTTGACCCGTTGGTAAATTATTTTGTTGAGGCCTCATGGGCCTGAGTGAGTAAAGGAAAACATTAGTATATTATGGCACAGGTAAAACCCGCACAATCATATATTGACCAAGAGCGCGCTAGCGTGCTTCTTGAGAAATGGGCTCCCGTACTTGATTATAGTTCTGATAACGTTAAAGCTATCACTGACGATCATTCCCGCTTGAACACCGCAATTCTTTTGGAAAACCAAGAGAACTGGTGCTTGCGTGAAGCGAACGTTGCTGGTGGTTCCGCAGGATCCTTCAGTGGTTTCGGTGGAGGTGCGTTACAAGGAGCTCCTGGTCAAGGAGGTGCAGTCCCCGGAGGATCTGATTTCTATGCTGGAGGCGATGCTCGTCTTCCAAAGATTTTGATCCCTATGATTCGTCGTACATTCCCTGAACTTATCACTAATGAGATTGTTGGCGTTCAACCAATGAGCGGCCCTGTTGGACTTGCTTTCGCAATGCGTTACAAGTACTCCAACGAAACACTTGGTAACGGTGTTGATGGTAAGAATTTCGATTCTTCACGTCAATACGGTGCAGGTGCGTTTGCTGCTGATGCTGGAAGTGGATCTGATCCACACGGCAAAGAAGTTGGTTATCAACACCTCGACACGCGCTTCACTGGAGCTAGTTCCGCAGACCTTGATGGTCTCGATGGGGACGGTGCTTCTGTTGGACTCGATTTTATCGATGAAGACAAAGGTGTTGCTGCATTGCTCAAGGATTATGAGCTTACTGGCGATATTCCACAGTTAGAGGTCTCTTTTGAGAAAACTGCTGTTGAAGCTGGTACTCGTAGACTTGCTGCTCGTTGGAGTGTAGAGCTGGAACAAGACCTCAAGAACATGAACGGTATCGATATCGACACTGAATTGACAAACGCTATGTCGTATGAAATTCAAGCTGAAATCGACCGTGAGATGCTCATGAGAATGGTTCAAGTTGCCGCATCCGCTGGAGCTGGTAAAGGTGTTAGCACCTGGAGTCCTGCTACAGCTGACGGCCGCTGGCTTGCAGAACGCAATCGTGACCTATACGCTAAGATCATTGTTGAGGCGAATCGTATCGCCATCCGCAATCGTCGTGGTGCAGCTAACTTCTTAGTTGCTACACCTCGCGTTTGTGCGATCTTGGAAATGCTCCCTGAGTTTCAGTGGATGCAAGTTCAAGGCAACGTGAACACCCAACCAGTTGGAATCGCTCGTGTTGGTAATCTT